TCCAGGATCTGTATAAATAGTTCTTGACAATCTTGGTTAAAGTACGTATAATATCTTTTCTTATTTAGGAAAACAATATGCGAGCATTTTTAGACAGAGCAAGTAAGTTATATTACGAAGGTATTCCACTTCTTTCAGATGCGGAGTTCGATCTTCTAGCAGAGAAACACAACTACACGACAGTTGGGTATGAGGTTACTGATGCAGTGCCACATACATACCAAATGTATTCGTTGCAGAAGTGTTTTGATATGGCCAAAGCTCCTCTAAACGTGTTAGAGTGTACTTGTACCCCTAAGTTAGATGGAGCAGCAGTATCTATTCTATACATAGATGGCGAACTACAGCTGGGTTTAACCAGAGGTGACGGCATTCATGGTAGGGACATCACAGATAAGATGCAACAGCTAGTACCTAATACTATTAAGTACTCAGGTGTTGTTCAAATCACTGGTGAGGTAGTTGCTCCAAGCAGTGTTCCTAACTCTCGTAACTTCGCTTCGGGGTCGCTTGGACTTAAAGGGCTTTCGGGTCTTGAAGAGTTTAAGGCTCGCCCCTTAGTATTTGTCGCTTATGACAGTAGCAGTCTTTATGACAACTACCGAGAAGAGATGAACTGGTTACAGAACTGTGGGCTTAATGTTGTTACAGATTTTGATTCTACGCGCTATCCAACGGATGGTCTAGTATACAAACTATGGAATGGCAAGAAGTTCAGAGAATTAGGACATACTGCTAAACACCCTCGTGGCGCATTTGCTTTTAAGGAGCAGGCAGCCGGTGTTGTTACAACACTAGAGGCAGTAGAGTGGCAAGTAGGTAAGAGCGGCGTCGTAAGTCCCGTTGCTATCTTGAGCCCTGTGCTGATTGGAGATGCCACCGTTTCGAGGGCTACCTTACATAATATTCAATATATTCGTGAGTTAGACCTCGAGATAGGCTGTCAAGTAGAAGTTATACGTTCAGGGGAAATCATACCTCGCGTTGTTAGACGCATAGATTGATTGCTACCTTGGAAAAAATAATACTTGACAATAATCTAAAAACTACGTATAATAGACTTTCAATTACAGAGGAACCACGATGTCAATAATCGAAGCCCCAACAAACTGCCCTTCGTGTAGTTCGGTGTTAGAAGATGTCAACTTTCTCTTATATTGTAGAAACGCATACTGCGGAGCTAAGGTATCTAAAATTGTAGAGCACTTTGCAACCAGTCTTAAAATCAAAGGCTTAGGCCCAGCTGCTATCCGTAAGTTAGACATACAATCTCTTGAGGAGATTTATGAGCTTACACTTGAGGATATCTGCGAAAGCCTAAACTCTGAGCGACTAGGCCATAAGCTCTTTTTAGAGATCGAACGCTCCACAGATGCACCTCTAAATGTATTATTACCTGCATTTAGTATTCCTCTTATCGGGAAGACAGCAGCGGATAAGCTATCAAAAGTTTGCATTGATATAGATGAAATAGACTACGATACCTGCCGTGAAGCTGGTCTTGGTGAGAAATCTACCTCCAACCTTTTACATTGGCTAGAGATGGAGTTTTACCAACATAGTATGCTTCCATTTAGCTTTAAGTTTGTAAGAACTGAGAGCAAGCCCGCTAATGCATCAGCAAATACTGTATGTATTACAGGTAAGTTAGTAAGTTATAAAACTAAAGCAGAAGCTCACGCTGCTTTGGAGGCAGTAGGGCTTAATGTAAAGTCCAGTTTGACTAAAGATGTAACAATCTTAGTAAACGAAAGCGGTATTGAGTCCGCAAAAACCAAGAAGGCCAGAGATGCTGGCGTTCAAATCGTAACCAACCTAAAGTTATTAACCGGAGAATAAATATATGTCAACTCTACCTAAGTGGAATGACGAGCGTACAGCTCAACTAACTGATTTTGTCGGTGGCGAAAGCCCCGTTTCTCAAGCTACTGTTGCAGAAGCAGCTGCTCAGCTTGAAACCTCTACTCGATCCATCTCTAGCAAATTGCGCAAGATGGGCTTTGATGTAGAATTAGCTTCTGCTGGTGCAAGCAAGTCTTTCACCGACGCACAAGAAGCTACTCTTGCAGCTTTTGTCACTGACAATAGCGGCGAATACACTTATGCTGAGATTGCTGGCCATTTCGATGGCGGCGAATTCTCTCCTAAGTCTATTCAGGGTAAGATCCTGTCTATGGAATTGACTTCTCATGTCAAGCCTGCTCCTAAAGTAGAGTCTGTTCGCACTTACTCTTCTGAAGAAGAAGCTATTTTTGTATCTATGGTACAAGACGGTGCCTTCGTAGAAGCTATTGCTGAAGCAATGGGTCGTCCTATTAACTCTGTACGTGGTAAGGCTCTGAGCCTGTTGCGTTCAGGTGAGATCGATGCTATTCCTCGTCAAGAAACTACCAAAGGCGCTTCTAAAGAAGATCCGTTGGCTGGTCTTGACAACCTTAGCTCTTTGACTGTTGAAGCAATTGCAGAAGCGATTGGTAAAACTGCTCGTGGTGTTAAGACTATGCTTACTCGTCGTGGCCTCACCGCTTCCGACTATGACGGCGCAGCTAAGAAAGAAAAAGCAACTGCTTAATCTTTCTCGCTATTAAGGTTCCTTAGTAGCATCCAAACACCCTCTGGCTATCCAGGGGGTTGTTTTTACAAATAATATGATTTCGGGAGAACTTCATTGAACATCGCTAGTGCCTTACTAAAGCAAGTGCTCGTCTGCCAGGATTTCGATACCTGGACGCAGACTCACAAGCGCTATTTGCCTAGTGAATATCATAGTCTTTACAACGTAGTTGAAAAGCACTGTGAGAAGTTTCATAAAATGCCCACGATCGAGGATCTTAAACTTGAGATTCGTGATTCAATTACTCGTGAAAAGCTGTATGCTGTAGAAGCCCTTCAGGTCGACGCAGATGCGTATATGCTTCTTCAGTATTTGAAGAACGAATATACTCAGAAAGAGATTCTAAACTCACTCGAAGATTATGTCGAAAACTCGGTAGCTTTTGAAGATGCCCAAGAATCGGTAGATCACCTCCATCAAATCGTTCTCGATATCGAGAGCCGAGTTGACTTGGAAGACCCACAGGAAAGTATGCAACATATTGACCTGTTCGAGCCTGAGGAAGATATAGCTAAGTACATACCTCTTGGCCTCAACGAAGAGTACGACCACGATATTCAATTCTCGCCTAGAGATTTGGTTATGGTTGGTGGTAAACGGGGTGCAGGTAAGTCAGTTATATGTGCAAACATTGCTAACAGTGTTTACAATTCTGGTAAGTCGGCTATCTATTTCACTATCGAGATGGATAGTCGATCTATCTTACAGCGTTGCTGTGCTATCGCCACCGGACTCCCTTTCTCACGCTTACGTACTAAGAATCTTAGTGTTACAGAGTGGGAGGTTGTTGCTGGTTGGTGGGCCAATCGTTTTGTGGACGGACAAGAGCACTTAATTAGGTATAAAGGACACCGAGACTTTGATAAGTTTCATCACGAATTACGCAACAGCTGCGAGCTCCTCCCGACTCAGCAGTTGATCGTAGAGTATGATCCTTCTCTTACGCTCTCGAAGATTCGAGCTGTACTGGATAAGAAAGTTAGACAGTATAATGTTGGAATCGTTATTGTGGACTATATTAACCAAGTAAAGCGTTCTAGTGTTCCTTCACGCGGTGGTCAATACGACTGGACGGAGCAGATAGAAGTTAGTAAAGCATTGAAATCAATGGCACAAGAATACGATTGTACCGTATTCACACCGTACCAAACAGACGCTAGCGGTGAAGCACGTTTTGCAAAAGGTATTCTTGATGCAGCTGATGGTGCATACACACTAGAAACCTGGGATCACGAAGATGGGTGTATTACCTTGAACTGTGTCAAAATGCGCTCAGCCGCTATGCGTTCTTTTACGTCTACAGTAGACTGGGAGACTTTAAAAATTGGCCCAGACTCAGCACTAACGCCACAAGAGAAAGAAGACTCTTCCCATAAGACCGGTGAAGACGTACACGATCTATAAAATAAATCTTGACAAGCCTCCTCTATTTTAGTATAATAGATATTCAAAAGTAGAGGAGGCTTTTTATGGCAATTCAATTCGGCAGTTTACGTCACACCGCTTCTGGTAGAAAACGTAAAGCACTTCCCAAAACACGTCGTTATACACCTGACTTCAAGGCATTAGAGGTAACTGATACGTATCGCCGTGAGATTAAGGAGTATAAGTCTGTATCAGATGTAGGATCCGACTGTTCAGCAGTAGATCGTTCAGGATGGTTAGACGCCTCCAAATATACAATAGCTCCCGCATATAACAAGGGTGCTTACCAATTAATTAGTAAAGAAAACATCAAGGATATCGGTCGGTGACAGTTGAAGAACTACTAAAACGTAGAGATATTTATTTCATACCGAAGGGCGCTGACTTCTTAGTTAGCTGTCTTAATCCTGAACACCCTGATCGCAACCCTAGTATGAGGGTAGATCAGCTTACTGGTATTTACCAGTGCTTTTCCTGTGAGTTTAAAGGTAACTTATTTACGCACTTTGGGGAAAAGGCAAACCAACTACAACAAAGACGAGAACTTTTTAAGAAAAAAATTAGAGATAAGAGGTCTGAAAGTATAGGTTTGTCTTTTCCCAAGAGTACTATGCCATACACTGGCAACTGGCGGGATATTAAACCCTCAACATACAAGAGATTCGAAGCGTTTCAACACGCAGATACTGACTTTGTAGGGCGTATCAACTTCCCTATCAGAGATATATCAGGTCGTATTGTAGCATTCAATGGTCGTCATACCACAGGCGGTACGCCTAAGTATATGATCTCGCCTGCGGGTGCGAAGATGCCTTTATTCCCTATAGTAAAGCCTATACAGGGAGCAGTTATCCTAGTAGAGGGCATCTTCGATATGATTAATTTGCACGATAAAGGACTCACTAATGCAGTTTGTACATTTGGTACAAAGAACATTAATGAGGATAAGTTAAGGATGTTATCTATTCAGGGCGTAGAGTCTATAGATATATTCTTTGATGGAGATACAGCAGGCCAAGACGCTGCGATTAAAGTACAACAACTATGTGAGATGGCCGAGTTAACGCATAGAAACATTTGCCTCAAGGACACAGATCCGGGGGCTTTAAAAGAGCAAGCAGTACAAACACTAAAGAGAAAATTATATGCCTAAAGTTGCATTAGTAGAAACGAAGCCAAGTAAGACAGATTTTAAGAAAGAGTTTGATGGAGAGTTTGAGTTTGATCAATATCAGCTATGCTCTAACTCAAACCTCAAAAAAGTATTGAAGCGAGACTGTGATATTGAAATCAATACAGACGACTACGACTGGGTAATTCTAGTAGGTAGTGATGCTTTGAAATACTTCACCCCGATTAACTCAATTACAGAATACTCTGGCAAGAAAGTAGAAGAGAAGTTTCTCCCTATTATCAACCCAGCTATGCTGGCATTTAAGCCGGAAGCTCAACGTACTTGGGATGATTCCAAGAAAAGTATTATTGAGTACATTACCGATAACAAAGAAGACACAGTAATTACTACGTACAATGCTTGGGGTATTCAAGATACTGCAGAAGCTAATGCGTTCTTTCAAGCAGCAATTGATGCGCCTCTTCCTTATGTTGCACTCGATTCTGAGACAACTGCTCTGTGGCCACGAAACGGTCATATACTCGGCCTTAGTTTGTCCTATGAAGCGGATCGTGGCGCGTACATTGATACAGAATGTATGGACGAGGAGTCTGAGCGACTGCTACAAGAGTTATTCAACAAGAAGATAGTAGTATTCCACAATGCAAAGTTTGACCTCGCGTTCTTTGAGTATCACTTTAACTTTAAGTTCCCGCAGTTCGAAGATACTATGTTACTGCATTACCTCATTGATGAGAACCCAGGCACTCATGGATTGAAGCAGCTATCTATGAAGTATACGATCTATGGTGACTATGAGAAGCCAATGTACGATTGGATTGATAAATATCGTAAAGAGCATGGCATCCTTAAAAGCGAGTTTAACTGGGGTGATATTCCTTTTGATATTATGAAGCTCTACGCAGGTATGGACGCTGCGTGTACTTTCTTGCTTTATGAAAAGTTTATAAAGATTAAACAAAACAAACGTTTGTGTAAGGTGTATGATAATATTCTTATTCCAGGCTGTAGATTCTTGACAGACATTCAAGACAACGGTGTTCCTTTTGACGTGAAACGCCTAGTTAAGTCTCAGGACTTGATGCAAAAAGAAATTGATGAGGCCGTAGCTATTCTCTATAGTGATCCTGCTATCTCTCAGTTTGAGAAAATAAATGGAAAAGATTTTAATCCTAATAGCACTATGCAGCTTCGTAGTCTTTTGTTTGACTTCCTTGGGCTTACTCCTACTGGAAAGAAGACTGGCACTGGCGCAAATAGTACAGATGCGGAAGTTCTTGAGGAGCTGGCAGAACAATCCCCCGTCCCCAAACTCATACTTGCTATTCGACAAAAGTCAAAAATTAAGAATACTTATTTGGACAAAATCATACCGCAGTTGGATAGAGACTCTCGACTGCGTACAGGCTTTAACTTACATAGTACAACTTCTGGTCGGCTTAGCTCTTCTGGGAAGCTTAATATGCAGCAGCTTCCCCGAGATAATCCTATTGTAAAAGGATGTATCAAAGCTGCTCCAGGTAACAAGATTGTCGCAATGGATTTAACAACTGCAGAAGTATATGTTGCAGCGATC